AGGCACCCGACCCAAAGTCCCCGCAGGACCAGCAACAAACGCGCCCGTGGCTAGATCGCGTACAGTCCCCGTAGGCGCCATACTCGTTTCCAGTTTAGCGTGCTGGAACATGTCGATAAAAATGTCGTCACCCTCACGAGTAACAACCTTGCTACCACCGTTGACCAAATCATCAGCGAGGTTCCTCAAGAACTCTGGATTGGTGAAAGTGTCTGCAACCACCCTGACACCATCGTCACCCAACCGGCTCAAAAGTTCCATGTTCTCTACAGCCATACGCTCACGCATAAGACCGTTGAACAACTTGGTTCCCCAACCCGACTGCATCCCACTCTGGATGGCTTTCGCTGTCTTGCCTGCGATCTTCAAAGCATTCAATGGATCGGTGATGAGATCCAGCGATACCGCCAAACCACGGTTATACCACCAGTCCAACTCACCGACTGTCTTATCCTGCCAGAGTCCTATCGCCGCCATAGTGTCGCCGTACCCGTAATAGTGTTCATGGGCACCACGGTTGCGTTTATCCCAAACGCGTTTCATCTCATTGCCTAGACGTTCGATGATGCCAGCGTCACCATTCGGACCCCAGACTTCTTCCCGAAGACGAGCGGCAGACTCCGCCGTCTTCGATGCGTCACCGATACCCATCCCCAGAGTACGCCAAGCCCAATCGTTCGCTGAGATAATCCCATCGCCTATAATCCCGGCGCTCATTGAGATCGGTATCGCCAACGAATACAAACCTGACAGCATGGCGCTGCCGGTCTTCTTCAAATAGGTTTTGACAGGATCAGGGGTCGCACCCCACGCCCCCTGTATCGCTTTGTAATACCCCGGCATCTCCGGTACGGGGAGTTGCGCTTGTCGCTGGTTATAGATGTACCGGTTAGTTCCGGGTGACGACGGGATGCCTCCACCACCAATAGAGCGGTTCCGGCCTAATCCTTCAACACCCCAATCTTCTGCACTAACGGTGGGCAGAATCTTGGTTATATCTAAAGTGCGACCACCCGTGCCTTTGACGCCGCCACTTTTACGTATACCTTCTTGGGCTATCTTTAGAAGTTCTTCTCTGGTAGCCACGACGGACTATGATCCGGTTTTATAGTCAGCAAGTTTGTCACCCAGTACGGACGCCAACCACGCGGTAAAACCTTGTGGTGAAAAGTTCGTTCCACCCAGATTGAAGCGATCCCCCCCCGGCACATTCTGTGTCCACCATTCCTCCACAGCACCCAGTGAAGATGTCGGCCCCGCCGCCGCCGCCGTGGCTGCCGACGGGCTGTATGAACCCGTATTTGATGAACCGCCCACGCCCGTACCCGACGGGTTCGTCGGATCCCACATTGTTGAACCACCCAGTCCCTGCTGGACAAGCCACCATTCCAACTGTTCCTGATCCATACCGGAGATTTCTGCCATAACATCCGACTGAGTGTCCATAGCAAGAGCAGCGTCAACCATTGCGCGTACAGTACCCCCGTCTTTCGCACTCATCGCAGGTGTGCGTTGTGTGCTCCCATCTACAGTATCATAAGAAAGAATGACGCCTTCAGTCAGGCTCTTCATGTAGACTTCTGCCTCAGAATCACCTACCTGTTCGGTCACCAACCAACCGGGATTTGCACCGCCGATTGGCTTGATGTCTCCACGGAAACCTTCAGGCGGGATCCAATCTTGACTTTCCGTCCTCGCCTCAGCCATCGGAGGGTTATGATCCATGTCCTTGATGTGCATGGCGACTGAATACAACTGATCGGGGACATCAGGGAAGTCTGCCCGCAACTTGTTCAACACCTTTGTCATGTCAGGCTGTGCAGCCAAAGCAGCCGCCGCCTTAGCACTAGCGTCAGCAGACGCATCGGCCAAATCCCAACCCCGCCCCGTCTGCGCATCAGCCCTCTGATCGGCCAGAGCCTTCGTGTAATCCGCCTCCTGCCATCCACGAGCGGTAGTCATGTCGTCAGTCTGCCACCCACGCCCCTGCAACGCGTCAGCAGTCTGCCAATCACGATTCAGGTTCATCATGTCCAACTGGCGTTCATAATCCTGCGTACCAAACAGGTTCTGCAACTGGGCGCCCGCCAACTGCTGATCGACACCCTCGTTGAACTGACGCACGTACTGATCCTCCTGCATCAGAGCCTGCGCAAGCATCTCCTTCGTGCGATCCTCATAAACGGTGCCACGCAAAGTCTCATCAAGAACAGACTCCACCAAAGCCCTCTGCTTCTCCGTTTCAAACTCTCCACGCCGCATCGTTTCCTGCAACAAAGCAGAAGCCTTCTGCATCTTGACCTGAGCCTGCGAATCTGCAAGACCCTGAGAAATCTCGTTCTCAACCTTGAACTCCAGATCACTCAACGCTGTAAGCGCCTCTGCACTTAGTTCAGCGGGCGCAGACAGGCGGGCTGCGGCAGCCATGTTCCCAATCTGAGTCAACCTACTGATCGCATCCCGTGAAGACGTAGCCTGAGAACTCGTCAGGGTTCCAGCCAACGCTGCAACCTCTTCAAACTCTGAAGTTACCTGATCGCCAAGAGCGATCCGTATATCATCCAACCGATCCGACAGATCGGTTTCCATCTTCGTTGTGCGTTCAATAACACCAGTTTCAATAGCGGTCTGCTGCTCCACGCGACCGACCTCAAACGATTCCAGTTCAGACTTCAAACCGGTCTTTATCTCACCGATACGACCCTCAGCGCGCGTGGTGGTTTCACCCAACACGCGACTACGCTCTGCCGCTGCATCACTCAGGGCGGTACCCATCTCGTCGTAACGCTGAAGGATGTCTGCCGAATAATCCGGGGTTGTGATCGTAGCGAACTCATTGCGGATCGCTTGGGTTAGATCCGTGGTTCCTAGTTCTGCCATCCGGGTGCGAATGGCGGCATGTTGAGGTTCCGTAACCAGTTCACCGAATATCTCCACGATTGCTGCGTCAACACCGCCGTCACCGTCACCGCCGTCACCAGCGTCACCAGCGTCACCGCCGCCCGCTGCTGCCGCTGCTGCCGCTGCTGCTGCCTTAGCGGCAGCGACCTGCTTCAGAATCGCCTCATTGTCGATAGTGAATGTTGAGAAAGGATCAGCGGACGGATCAAGGTCAAACCCTGAACCGGATTCATGGGCACGGATATTGCCTTCCTCCAGAAACTTCTTATCCGCAGTAGTTCCATCCGTCTTATACGCCCCCGGACCCAACCCAAGGTTCTTCGCAATCTGGTTGTAATCCTCGTCAGACATTGCGGCCAACTCTTTCAAATACGCATCGACCTCCGCCTGCGTAACATCCTTCACCGCCTGCGCTTCAACCTCCGCTGCCGAAGGCAACGTACTCACGAAATGCTGAACCGCTGCAAAGTCTTTGAAGATAACCGGATCGGCCTCACCAAAGGTGGTTCTATCCGAATAATGCTCTTGAACCGCTGTGCTGTTATACCAATCCTGAAACTGCGTCTTGTCTGTGGGTGACATTTCTGCGAATGATGTTGCCGGGGTCTTCTCCCCGGCGTCGTCATACACCGGACCAGAAGGATCATAAGACGCACCAAATAGGTCAACGCCAGTGTCTTCCGCGTACATTTCAGCGAACTGAAGTGCACCAGCGTCATCACCCTGCGCCTGCAAACCCGATATGTATCGTTCCGCTTCGGCGGCGCTGCCTCCAAGAGCATGAACCTTTGCCTGAGCAGGGTTTACACCACGACCCTCCAGAACAGTGGGTCGTTCACCGGTCCAAACAGAAGGTTCCTCAAACACACCCTTGATGCCGCCCGCTACGCTGCCCACCGCTCCCGTCACAGCATTCCATGCACCACCAAGGGCAGAATCTATCTTGCTACTCCAATCATCTGCCTGAGCATCTAAACGATCAATACGTTCGGTAACAGGACGGAAGATAGACGACCTAGTGGCAGCATCCTGCATATCCCATCCGATAGACGTTGAAGGTGTACCGCCCGTCATCTGTGAGAACCAACCCGGATCGGAAGAACCGGGAGCGGGTGCTGGACCGAGTGGCCCCCCAAGGCTGGGTCCAGATGTTGGTCCCATCGACGTACCCGTTGATGCCGCAGGCCGTCCCCACGACGCCCCTTGGAACGCTGGTCGTGCCGCACCCGGAGTAATACCAAGAGCCTCCAACATGCCCAAATCCAAATCATTCGGACTCGTCAAAACACTCTCAGCAGACCTGAACGGGCTAGTACCCCCTGCCTTCTGGGCGTCCGTAAGAGGTGTCCACGGATACCCGCCGCCACCCATTAGACCATTCCCTGCAATGCCTGCGTCAAAGTAAACCTTCTCATAGCGTTCGCAATAGAGTCAGACTCTAGCCCCCCATAAAGGTTCTCCTCCAACATGCTCCGCTGCCGATCCAACTGTAAGCGCGCTTCCTCCTGAGAAGACATGGCACCCATCTGCGCCATCTGCTGCGCCCCATAAGAACGCTCACGGGCACGCTGATGCTGCCCAGAATCCAGCATCCCACGCTGATTGAAAGCACCCGGAATACGTCGCAACGTATCCTTGAAGTTCTGACTCAACTGAAAGCCCTCCAGCGCAGAGGAACGATCCAATCGTTCACTCGCACGCTGAATATCATCCATCCCGTAACCGTATTCTACGGTACGGGCATCAATGCCCTCAGCGCGGGCCTGATAAGTGGGGTAAGCCACCGCTTACCCCCACACAGCCAAGGTATTAGAAACCAAAACTTTCTTGGTCGCGGTCCCATCCGTGTCGTACATGATGAGGTAATCTGTCGCCGCTATAGTCGCGCCCAGAGCGACCAGATTGCTCGCATCCACAGTAAGGGCAATAGCGCCAGTCGTTCCACCCCCGGACAAACCGCCGTTTGAAGGCGTCGTCACAGCAGTTATATCCCCGGTAGGAACCTGATCTATACGCTGAGTTATCCTCGTAGGCATGGTAACTCCTAGCCGAAGTAGGTGACATAGGCTGTACTGGTAGAAGAAACGCGAATAAACTTCACGACAGCCAAGTCATCCAAATACAAGTCAATAACACTATACGGGTTGATGTAATGCCCGACGCTCGCTGTAGGCGTACTCCATCGGAGCCGAACAGGTTCGGCTCCATTCGTAAACATGGCCGAAATCGCCCCCGCAGGGACCGTACAACCAATCGCCGTACCAGCAACAGTTAGTTCCTGATCGCCAATAACGGACCCGTACTCTGATGCTGCTCGTCTGATACCCATATTTGCTCCTACGGCTCCAACGCCGTTACGCGAGTCTCTAAATCGTCCAGTTTTTCTTGAATCTTGCGAAGTTCGTATTCAATAGAACGCGCATTCTGTCCCAAAAACTTGTGCGTCGGCTTGTATACGACGGTTGGCATCAGTTATCCCAGAAAGACTGCTCGTTCTGCATCAGCAGAAGACCAACCGAATCCATGACACCATCAAGAGTCGTGTTGATGCCATCCACCTCAGCCCACAGATCCTCTAAATCTTCGCTTACATCCTCCACACGCGCAAAGGACTGCATATCCATCGTGTCTTCAATGGAGGCCACTGTTGCTTCCAAATGGTCGATGCGCGCCACTAGGCGTGCAGATGACCATGTGACTGCGCCGACGATTACTGCCACAGACATAATCAGCCCGACCGCGATGGTGGGGATTTTGACTTGGCGGATATCGGTCGGCTCGTCCATTACTCAGCGTCAATCACGGCCTGTGTCGGGGGATCGTTAGGCCACACCACTTCAGACACACGACTGTACGTCGCAGGCAGATCCCGCAACGACTGGCGGTACGTTGCCCACTCCTGAGGGGTGTGGTCGCCTAATGCGGCGTCACCCAACTGGGTCCAGTCTGCTGCTGCCAGCATCCCGTTGCGCTGCGATCTGACCATGTTCATGTCCAGATCGGCAGCCTCAGCC